CCCCGACGCGATCACCCCCGAGGTGGCGATCCGGGTGACCTCCATCCTGGCATGCGTCCGATTCATCGCCCAGGGCGTGGCCTCGATGCCGGTCAGGGTTCTCCGGGAGCTCCCCAACGGCGACCTCCAGCCGGCCACCGACCTTGGATGCTATCGGACGCTCACCCGCGTCCCCAACGGCTGGCAGAGCCCCTACGAATACCGAGAGACCACCGTCTACCACACGGCCCTCTACGGCAACGCCTACTCCAGAATCGTCCCCAGCGTGACCGGGGGCGGATTCTGTTCGGCGCTCCACCCGATGCACCCGACCAGGATCCGCGTTCACAGGATGAACGACGGGACGCTCGGGTATCGGTACATCCGGCCGGACGGCACGCAAGAGGAGCTCCGCCAAGACCAGGTTGTTCACTATCGCTGGCTGTCCGACAACTCCTACGCCGGCATGGTCCCCTCGGATCTGTGCTCGACCTCCCTGGCACTCGCCCGGAAGCTCGACCAGGCCGCCACGGCGTGGTGGGACAACTCCGCCCGGCCCGATGTCGTGATCGAGACGAGCGAGACGGTCAACGACGAGGCGATCAGAACCTTCCGCCAGATGTGGCGGGAGATCTACGGCGGCCCCCGCAGCCGCGGTTCGGTGGCGATCCTGCCCAAGAAGTCCACCTTGAGGACCATTGAGAGCAACGCCGCGGAGGCCAGCCAGTACTCCCAGCTGCGCCGCGACCTGGCCCTCGAGGTCGCCAACGTCTACGGCGTCCCGGGATCGCTCGTCGGGATCCGCGAGGTCAAGAGCTACAACACGACCGAGCAAGAGCACCTGTCAGCCCAGGTGTGGTGCCTGCTGCCGTGGCAATGCCGCTTCGAAGGAGCGTGGGATCGCTGCCTGTTGAACCACGACGACCCCGCTTTCCGCAACGTCTACGCCCGGTTCGACGACACGGCTCGTCTCCGGGCCGACACCGAGACCCGCGCGAAGCTCTACGACACGCTCGCCAAGTGGGGCGCGATCAAGCCCAACGAAATGCGGGCCATGGAAGACCTCCCGCGCCTCGATGACGACGCGGCCGACAAGACCTACATCCAGTCCGGCTTCACCACGATCGAGAACGCCGCCGACACGTCGATGACCGACGGGCAGTTGGCCCAGTTGGTGTCGATCTTGACCTCCGTGGCCTCCGGAGAGCTCCCCGGAGACGCCGCGGAGCCCCTGATTCTGCACGTTTGGCCGCAGATTTCGCCCGAAATCGTGGCCCAAATGATCGCCGCGGCGGCCGAAAAAGCCTCCGAAAAGGCCCCAAAAGAGCCCGTTGTCGCCACCGTTTTGCCCCCTCCGGGCCCCGAAAACCAGGGTTCTGAGGCCGTTTCTTCGGCCAATTCGTCGGAAATCGACCCTATGGGCTCCGAATCCGTCCCCGTTCAATGAGGCTAGCCATGCGCGTCGACATCGAGACCCGCTACCTCCCCGCCTCCATCGTCGCGCCGTCGATCGAGCAGCGCGGAGCCGACGAGGCCCCGGTGATCACCGGCATGAGCCCCCCTTGGGACTCGTGGTCGGAGGATCTCGGTTTCCGCGAGCGGTTCATGCCGGGCGCGTTCCGCGATCTGCTCGTCGATCCGGCCCTCGATGTCGTTGCAACGTGGCAACACGACTCCGACTTCCCCCTTGGCCGCTCCACCAACGGCACGTTGATGATGCAGGAGACGGCCCGGGGCCTTGAGTGGAAGTCGATGCCCATCTGGCCCTCCACGCGCGTGGCCGACTACATCGCGCAGATCCGCGGCGGCTACGTCACCGGCACCTCGTTTGCCTTCAGCCAGAGCGATGCGAAGGGCGAAGTGTGGGCCCTCGACGGCGAAGAGCTCACCCGGACGATCCTCCGGGCCACCGGGCTTTACGACACCGCGATTGTGACGCACCCGGCATACATCAAGTCGGAAGTCGGGCTCCGCCGGCGCGATGCGTGGGCGGCCGAGAACCTGACCGCTGCCGAGGTGGCCCGGATCCACCAGCGAGACGCCGACCGGGCCGCCGACAAGGCCCGGCGCGCGGGGCCGGTTCACCCGGTCCTCGACACGACATCCCTTCGCCGCTCCCAGGTCCGCGCCTCGGCAGCTGTCGCCCGACTGAACCTCTCATCCCGAGGCCATCGATGACCATCTGCATCGACTACGACAACACGTACGCGCGAAACCCTGCCATGTGGGATGAGCTCCTTGAGGCCGCGGAGATCGCTCAAGTCGAAATTGTCTGCATTTCCAGGCGGGAAGACACGCCCGAAAACCGGCAGACGATCCAGGCTTCTTTCGGGGACGAGTTCGAGATTCTTTCGGCTTTGATCCTGTGCGGACCCAACACACAGAAGGCTGACGCCGCGAAGGCAGCCGGTTTTGCGGTCGATGTTTGGATCGACGACAGCCCCGAGTTCATTCCATCAAACGGGCCAACGCGATCCGCGCTGCTTAAGGCGGAAAAAGCAGCGGCCAGAATGAGCAGCGTCATGAAGGGAACCAACTCGTGACCCCCGAGCAACTCCAGACCGAGGTCGGGAAGTTTATCAACGACGCCCGGACGAAGTCGGCTGGCGGTCTGACCGTGGCCGAGTTCGGCCAGCTGACCGTCGAGCTCCTCGAGCTCCTGGTCGTGGGCCTTGACACGATCACGACCCTCGACGGGCCGGCAAAGAAGCTGTGGGCCCTGTCGGTCGTGGGGCTCCTGTTCGACTCCGTCGCCGGTGCCGCGGTCCCGATCTACCTCCAGCCGGTGTGGCTGATTGCCCGGCCGATCGTCCGCTCGCTGGTCCTGTCTGCCGCCGCCGGGGCGCTGGAACAGGTGTTGTCGATGACGCGCACCCCGGCGGCCCCCGAGGTCAAGCCAGCATGACAACCGCCCTGGTCCTCGCCGCCGCCGCCGTGGCCTATCTGCTGTGGTCCCGCCCGGCAAACCCGGCCGGGTTGCCGCCGTTGTCGCCGCTGCCAGCCCCCTCGCTGCCGCCGATGGCCCCCGTGGCTGCCGGCGGGCCGCACCCGCTCACGCTCCTGGCCATCCTCGCCGCTGGGGCGATGATCGCATTCTCGATTCACGAATCTGGAAAGCCTGCCCCAGCCCCCGGCCCCGCGCCGGTGGTCGGGCTCGATCTCCGGGGCCGCTTCGTCGGCCCCGACGCCGCGACAGACGCCGCGACCACGGCCGCCCTGCTCGAGGAACTGGCCGGGCAGATCGAATGGGACGGTCAGCAGACCGAGCCGCGCCTGAAGACTGGGGCCGCGTTCGACGACTTGCGCCGGGCCGCTCGGGAGCTACGGTGCCGCGGCGTTTCGCTCGGGGCTCGGCAGCCGGCCGTCCGCGACGAGATCAAACGGTTCCTCGACGCCGAGGCCGGCACCGAAGGCGGCCCGGTCGATGCAGCCGCGCGTGCGAAGTGGGTGCGAGCTTATCGGGCAGTCTCCCAGGCCGCGGCGGAGGCCACACGATGAAGGCTGTCGCGTGCTGTGCCGCCTATTTCATGGTCATCCTCGTCGGTTGGCCGTTGTCGTTCGTCGCCGAGGTGATGGCCCTCGCGGCTGACTGGCTCGATGACCTGAGTTACAAACTCCTCGACGGGTGGTTGCCATGACGCGCCGTCAGCAGATGTGGTCGTGGAGCGCGATCGGCTTTGTGATCGTCGCCGCGGTCCTCGGCGCGCTCGTCGAGCGGGCCACGCACCGGATCGCCGCGCGGGTCGAGAGCCGGTTCGGCTACACGCCCGATCCCGAGGGGCTCCGTCAGGTGATGGCCGAGTTCGGCCCAGCCGGGCGCTTCTCCGCCGCCGGTGCCGAGGCAATCGAGAAGGCCGAGCACAAAGACACCTTCCTCTACCGCTCGGCTTACAAGGCTCACCAGGCCGTGTATCACGAGCCGTGGGTCGTCGGCCGGCAGGGGATCGGTGACTGCGTCTCCTGGGGATGGAGCCACGCCGTTTGGATCGCCCTCTGCTGCGACTGGGAGACGGGCCGGCTCGCCAATCCGCCGCCGATGGTCGCCACCGAGAGCATCTACGGAGGCTCCCGCGTCGAGGCTCGTGGCCGTCCGGGGGACGGGCGGAATCCGGTCGGCGGATATTCCGACGGCTCCTACGGTGCCGCCGCGGCCCGGTGGGTCCGGGACTGGGGCGTGGTCTTCCGCCAGGAGGTCGGCGGCCACGATCTCCGCGTCTACTCGCCAGACACGGCAAAGGCATGGGGCGCGTTTGGCAACGGCGGGCAGGGTGACGCCGGCAAGCTCGACGAGATCGCCAAGCTCCATCCGGCCAAGCATGTGGCCGCGGTCGGATCGTTTGCCGAGGCTGCCGCCGCGATCGAGAGCGGCTACCCGGTGGCGGTCTGCTCCGGGCAGGGCTTCGCCAACGTCCGAGACGCCAACGGGTTCGCCGCCGCGTCCGGCTCGTGGGCGCATTGCATGGTGTTCATCGCCGTCCGCTACGCCGCCAACGGCTCGCCGGAAGACGGGCTCCTCTGTCTCAACTCGTGGGGGCCGACATGGATCTCCGGCCCGTCGTGGCCGGGCGATATGCCAGCCGGTTCGTTCTGGGTGCGCCGCTCCGTAGTTGACCGAATGTTGAACGGCGAGAACACCGACTCGTTTGCCGTCGGCAGTGTCGGAGGCCTCGGGCATCGGCCCCTCGACAACGGCAACTGGCTCGAGCCCGCTCCCGCCGCCGCCCGTCCGCAGCCCGCCCGCCTGATCGCTGAC